TTACTGGCCGAAACCACCAAGATATTGAGGGACGGGTCTAAAAGAAGCTGGTGGATGACGTAGGCAGAGGTGATCCATGACTTACCCACCCCCCGAAAAGCCTGAATGACGCACCGTCTGGGGCCGTTATCGACATACTCAGCTATGTCGTATTGTGTGGGGGTCGGATCAGGTAGCCCAAGGTGCTTCCAAGTGAGATACAGGAAGTTCCTAAAGTCGTAGAGTTCCTTTGGTACAGCAACAGCCATTCTTGAGCCTCTCTGGGGTGCTCACGGCCTTTTCAGGTGTGAGGGGTCTAACCGCCCTTGGTGGCTTCCTGAACCTCGTCAGACGAAGGAAACGGGAGAGCATTAGCAAGGTTGGCTAAAGGGGATGCTTCGGCAGGATGGGCTGTAATATTATTATCCTTCAAAAGCTGGCGAGCTACATTCAGGTCAGTAGGTGTGGCAGCACCGTCACCTATGCGAGTCGTGAGCTCCCGGCAGACTAAATCAAAGAGGTTTCCTAGCCTTTCTTCTTTAGTTTCTTCCATTCGTTTACTGCTTTCGCCGCCGTCCACGCGATGGTGGCCAGTAGTAATGTTATTTTAAGAATCAGTTCGATATCCGTAAGAGTTACTACTCCTAAGACAGTCCCATTGACACCAAATATTTTTACTAAATCTAGCACACCCGTCTACCATTATTTCTTAGCAGTCGGAACCACCGTAATAGGGTCTTCTGAAGTTACCGTTGGCTGATCGAGTCCTTCTAAAAAGGATGCGAGCCGCTGGGCAGCGTCATTTAGCCCCTTTTGTTGAGCAGCCAAAGCCTCTGCCACTAATCCCGTGGGAAGTGTAGCCATAGCTGCCCTGTATATTACATTCAAGTCAACTAGACTCGTCTGTACCTCTTCGGTCGTGATTGGTTTATTCATATCTCTAGTGCCTCGCGGCGTTGCAAGGGTTTAACACGAAAAACTAAATGTCAATCTTCTTTTGGTTTTTCAGGAGCTACGACTCCCTCACCGGGAACCGCTTTTTCTCCCTTATCACCCGCTGGCACTCCGTCTTCCCACTTCAGGGTATCGTCTACTTTGTCTTTTTTTGTTTTTTTAGGCATAATGTTTTAACAGTCTTCGGCATTTTCAAAAAGTTCTAGTGTTTTCAGGTAATCGTAAGCCTGTGTTGTCAGGGTGGAGGCATCCCCAGTAGGAACCGGCATTGAATAAGTACCTACCCCTGCGTCATACTTCCAATCCTCATCATCATAAACTTCCATCGTGTCGAGGTTAAGAACCTCCACGGAGAAGACCACAGTTTCCTTAATTTCGTAAGGCGCAATGACGTTGCCGTCTTCGTCGATTTCGTCTCCATGAGGATTCTCGTAGTTATAACGTAAATCTGAGATTCTCCAGTAAGCGTCTACATGACCTCCCGGCTGTTTGTAAGGTGCTTTTAATGCCATCGTTCTAACTCCATGATATACTACTTGTTGACCCGCCACCAGTTCCGAAAGGAAGTTCTTGAAAGGCGGGTGGTGTCGTTGTCCACGCCTTCGGGTTAACAGCGTATATTTGCGTGTAGGAACCTCTCGCCGTACCTGAGTTGTTCATAGTGTTACTTCCCCCGTCAACAACAAGCTTCATTCCCGCCAAGTAAGAGGGAAAGCTATTGTAAGACCCTGACGGGGCTGAGTACATCTCGATTGCTATCCCTGTTATTGCACCACTATTTGTCCCAAATGCAGTCACCAGTTCTGCCGCAGTAAATCCCCAAGACACCGCTCGCCGCCGGTAGTAAGCATTGAATGGGCCTGCCATATTAGATGTGCTATTAGCTGTGGCATTACCAACCTCGTACCAAGTACCAGCAACTTTGAACTTAGTCGCTGGGCGGTGACTAGTCATCGTTGTAGCACACGAAGTGGACAGAGTGTACGTCCCTGCTGAATCAGATTGTGCATGGTACATATACCCTGTAGTGCCATATGAGTGGAACCCTGAAGAATGATAACCCGCTGTAATCTGACCCCACGCCACTTGAATGTTTATACCGTAAGTAGCAGAACCCCCACCGCCACCCCCACCGGCTGCGGTATCCCAATCTGCCTTGGTACATTTGTAAACCGTATTACTACGCTCAACTAATATGATATCTGTGGTGGCAGGGGTGCTCATTTGAATCGAACGTAGAACATGTCATCTCCCCGGTAACCAATGCCGTTAGAACTACTAGTTCCTCCAGTAGCCATGTAGTTAAACTTGAGGATATCGCCGTTGTGGATGGTTATCTCAGGACTGCGTAGCCACATACAGGTAGTGCCAACGGTATATCCGCTGCCTGATGTTTCGGTATAAAGGAAATAAGTGCTTGATGTCTGACTCAAGGTAGATGACGGGATAACAGAACCCCCTCCCCCTGATTGCTGTGCTGCGCTGTAGGTTCCATCGGCTGCTCCTGTATTTCCAGAGCCTGTGCTGGTTGCCCTATTCCATACTCCATTGGAGCTACCCGTGTATATGGTTGTATAAACTAAGGTGGAGGGATCAACTGTGTAGGTTTGATATGTTAAACTTGAGTTACATTTCTGCCAAGCCCCTATGCCTGCTGCATTGGTTGTATTGTGAAAATTCCAATCATAGCCACTAGAATAAGTAGAGTCAGTCCTGTAGCTGCTCCCATTACTCTGAAGAATCTGTACATGGGACAAGCAGAAATCGTGCATGTAGGTAGTAGAACCTCTGAGACGCATACCCATATACAACCTCCCGGTGTCTGATCCGTCTCCCCCTGTTACGGTCATCGACTGCGATACATAGTCATAGGCAGAAGTATCATCCCCTGAACCTTGACTGTACTGCACCTCAAGTTCCCAAGGGCTAGTGTTGGCCGAAGCCCAGCCGTGGGTTCCTGTCCCAGCACCACCACCACCACCCTCATCTGTCTTCCAATCACCGTAAGTACACTTGTAAACAGTATTGCTTCGTTCAACGAGCAGTAGGTCTGTATCTTCTATATTGGCCCTGTTTCCAAAGGTCTCTTTATAGACTGTGTTACTGCGTTCAACTAAGATTAAATCTCCACTAGCTAGGGTACTCATTATGGCAACGCGCTAAGTGCGCTTACGTTCTGGAAACCGTTCCAAGTGGTGGTATTGGTGTAAGAGGTGATGTATCCCGCACCATTAGAAAGTTGGTTATTGTTGGTGATGTAATTGGCGTTACTAGGAGCGTGCGCTGCTTGACTGTGATTGTAGGCTGTAAGCGCATAATCTCCACGGGCAGTCTGGGTAGAGCCATTTCCTATAGCTCTCCAAGTATCCGTGTTCGTGACCGTACAGGTGAGGGTAACGGTTCCGCTCGTACCGCCCCCAGACATCCCTGTCCCGGCGGTTACACCTGTGATATCACCAACAGCAGTAGTATAACCAGCACCGTTAGTAAGCTGATTATTGTTAGTAATGTAGTTCGCGTTGCTAGGGGCATGAGATGCTTGACTGTGAGTATAGGCCGTGGTTCCGTGATCACCCCTCATGGCCGTGGTAGAGGTGCTACCTAAGTTTCTCCAAGTATCCGTGTTGACATTTGCTCCATCAGTAACATTGAGAAACGAAAGAACAGCAGCTTTAGCACTATGGCGAATATAGCCATCGTTTGCTGTTTCTACACATAGCTTGGTAATTCCAGAAGTTACATCATTGGGGGTAGTATTAAAATAATTGGCAAAGATATACCCAGAGGAATGCCGCTGTACCACCGTGCTGTTCCCTGCGCTTGCACTAACCGTGTAAGGGAAGGAGTAGTTGTTAGCGTTGGAAGGAGCGTGAGCCGCCTGACTATGGTTGTAAGCCGTGACTCCGTGATCACCTCTGTGTCCTGTGCTGGAGGTACTTCCAAGATCACGCCATGTATTAGGCCAACTGCGGTCATACGCAGTCTTAGCGGCAGCACTAGAGGCTGCTACCGTAGTTGAAGTAGAGCTTATTGAGTTGCTAAGGCTTAGCTGAGTGTTTGGCCAAGACCTATCGTAGGCAGCTTTGACTGCCGTTTGGGAAGCTGAGACTGAAGCACTTGTAGTGCTTACTGAGTCACTAATACTTCTCCAAGTATTGGTATCGGTGATCGTGCAGTTGAGGGTGACTGTTCCTGAAGTCCCTCCTCCAGACATCCCTGTGCCTGCCGTGACCCCTGTGATATCACCTACGGCTGTCGTGTACCCAGCACCATTAGAAAGCTGATTATTGTTGGTGATATAGTTCGCATTGGAGGGGGCATGTGCAGCTTGACTATGAGTATAAGCCGTGTTGGCATTAGCAGAGCCACCGCCTGACCAAGTAACCGTACCATTTGACCATATACCAGTTTCCCCTATTGCGCCTCTGGCAGTACCATTAGTAACCCAAACCACTTGATGACCGCCACCCATAGTGCCGCCAGTAGAGTTATTAGTATGCTTGTAAGCTAACCCATAGAGATTACCAAAATTAGTACCCGAAGCATGGTTGCGATAAGACGCACCCATAGACCAAATATGGTCAGTCTTGTATGAATCATAGGTTCCAAAGATACCCTTATTTCTTGTGCTACTAATGAGGTCGCCACTAAACGCATCGTCAGCATTGCTCCGTAAAAACTCGCTGCTATCGACACCATCCAGCAGATGGGAGTTGGCAGCTTTCCCAGAGGTAGTCAGGTAACTGGCTCCATTCGATAGCTGGTTGTTATTAGTAATATAGTTAGCGTTCGACGGTGCGTGAGCGGCCTGACTATGGTTATAAGCTGTTACACCATGATCTCCTCTGTGTCCTGT